TATATTAGTAGCCCAAAAGGGTTGACCATGAGGCGCTGGGTCTACAAACATCTTCTTAACCCATGAATGTCCATTTCCACCAGGGTTAGTTGTAGCTCTCATGTACAAACCTAAGTCATTAGAAAAAGCAGACCTTAAACGGCTTCTCATATAATCCCATGCATAAGGTGTAGGCCATTGAGTAAGTTCATCGAATCCAATCCAATTAAATGCCTGACCTTGGTAGCGAGTAACGTCCATGTCTTTGTCAAGATATGACATCCATAGTCTACCCCCTCTAGGAGAGATCCATTGAGACTTACGTTCTGACCATTTAATACCCGGTACTGCACGAGGGTATAACTCCTGTGACTTCTGTATAAGCTCCCTTAGTTCTTCTGTAGTGTGACGGACAAGCAGCCCACTAAAGTTAGGATCGTTTAAACCATGTAACGGGTCAGCAAGCATTGCATATGACTTGCCACCACCTGCTGCCCCACCGTATAGAACTTCTCTTTCTGATGCACTTAAGAAGTGTGTCTGGGGTCCAGGGTTAGGTTTAAATACAACGTTCTGTGCTTCTTCTACGTCATACGATTCAGCTACTACTTGTGCTGGGACTATCTCAGCCTCAACTTTCGGTGTAGGCTCCGATACGGTTTTCTTCAAGCTCCTTGATTTGCGCGAGCGTTTCTTCGAGGCGCTTGGCAAGCTTGCGTTTAATTGTAGCTGCTTTCTTACGTTTGTGCTCAATGTCTACTCTCTTTTTTAAACCCATGTGACTTATATACCTTCCTGTCTGTTTTGTCAACCAAATAGCGACATCACGGTAAGTATATTGTTTTAAGTGTCTCTTCGCTATCTCTAGCGCCTCTAACTCCTCAGGTATTGGTAAGAGTAGTCTGTCGTTTTCTGGATCAACGTAATAGCCAAAGGGTACATGTATCTTAGATGCCCTAGCCACTGGATGCCATTCTTTTTCTTTTCCTTTAGGTGGCTTTGGTAATTCCCAATAACCTAAGTCCCTATCCTTATTCATTCTTTCCTTCTTTAGCTGGTAAATAGAAGACACCACCTCCTGTAGTAACGTCCACTCTCTCTACTTTACCAAGCCCAGCACGATCAAGTAAATCTTTCGCTGCTGTCATTTTATCACGTATGCCTAACTCTGTCGGGTCATAAAGAGCACCAACCATAGCCATAGCAGCTTTAGGTGCGGTACGGGCAAAATAACTACGTGTCTTATCGGTAATCTCATCCTTGAGGGATTCCACAATAAATGTGGTAGAGGTAGTGTCACTGTAGCCAGCCAATTTTTTAGCTTGACAAGCATCTCCACCAGCCTCATCAAAAAGTACCTCCAAGAATTTCTGTTGTTTTTCTGTTAGCGTCTTTGCCATATTATCTAGTCCCTAACCATACAAACCCAAACAGTGCACCTACACATAGTACAAAGATTACAAACCCAGCGCCCCACTCTATAATCTTCTGTTTTATTTCCATCTGTCTGTGTTCGTGCTCACGCTTTTGTTTTCTAAGATCTGCTTCTATTGCTAATATCTCTTGCCACTTTGATGGGCCATACATAACCGATATGTAGTCTTTTAACTCCTGCCTCATCTGAGCAGCCTTCTGTTTAGCTGCAAAGATTTCCATAGCTTGAGCTTGTACACCACCCCCTAAAGCTTTGTACCATGCGGGTTTCTGGTTCTGCTTTTCAGCAAAATCCAGATCCGCTATGGCACCAGCCCACTTAGAAAGCTGACCACCCATATCCTGCAAATCTTTTCCGACAGCAATACCTTTCTTAAGGTACGTAAATGCCGTAGTCGCTGCAGAAATTGCAGTGATTGGGTCAATCATTTATGTTGTCTCCGTTAATCCTCGTTATATACAGCACTGTAGATCTGTGACCTATGTATGCCTATATCGTAGAGATCCTTGTCTGACAGATTCTGTAGTTGCCAGTATGCGACTCTTCTCGCTTGAGCCTTCTCAATTTTACGTAAGATATTCTTAAACATTGCACTACCTCCTTATGCTGCTGTGCTTATGGAGATAGTTATACTATATTTAGTTATACCACACTACAGACAATAATGCAACCCCGTTATGCACTAGCCGACAGGGATAAAAGTTTCCGTTACGGTAAGGATAGTGTCGATATGCCCAGCGGAAGTAGGAGTTACTTGTATCCTGTCACCCGATTGTAGTATTAGGTCTATATCAATAAAGGTAGTGTAATCACCTGCACCTAGACTTTTACCTGCCAAGAAATGAGAAGTGTAGTTATCGGCAGCTACATACCATTCTACATCTATGGAGTTTGTACTACCACCACCATTAACTACGTGAACAAAGGTTAGCTCAGATACACAGTTAGCAGGACATGTATATACAATCTCTGTAGTAGTGCCGCTGTTGTGACCGTACACAGAACGCTTACGTGCTGGCTTACCTTGATGCGTTAAGGACATTACTTCATATTCTTAGATTTAGGGGTTCTACTTTGTTTAGGAGGATTAGATGCACCACAAGCTAAGCCACCATGTGCATAACCCTTTTTAACCATGCCACCATATGCCATACCCGTGTGGTAACCTGTACCCCCACAATGAGAGCAACCTTTGCCTTTACACTTAGGACATTTTTTCTTAGCCATTACTGTTCCCCTTATGCTACCACAAAGTCTACTATCTGTCCCTGTGGTACTTTGTTCATGTTGTGTGGATGATAAGCATAAATACTTTCATGCTTAAATGCATCTGCTTTTCTATCTACAGACTTATGTGTTTCTTCTACTATTCTTTGCTTCTTAGCTATAGGCGCTGGGTTCACTTTATCGAAAGGCATTTGTGGTAATGGTAAGTAGCCTAACAATCCTAAGTCTACATTCATACTACTTCTTGCCCTTCTTTACCATACCACCTTTGTTCATTTTTTTCTTTAATGGCATTGACATTCTGCTAGAATCTGCTGGTGTTTTTACAGGTGACATCATACCACCACCACCTCTACCGGAAAGTCTAGGTTTAGTTGTACCTTTGGAGGTCATTGTTCTTTTAGCAATGCGTTTTTCTTGTTGCACTTCCTGTACTGCTTGATTATACATTTTACCTGGTTGCACTTTATTCTTTTTTTCCCAATCAAATATTTTTTGTTTTTCTTCCTTAGTTATTTTATTACTTTTATCTTTTGAGAAAAGCATATCTTTTACCCACTTAGGAGTTTTAATGCCTGTATATCTTTCTTGATAGTCTGCCATGTAAGAGCGAGTACCAGTCTTTACTTTAGCTGTTGATGGATAATCCATTTTACTTCTTACCTTTCTTTACCATACCACCCCTAGAGGCTCTAAACTTAGCGGTCTTCTTTGCGATACCTTTAGGTTGAGCCACAAACTGCTTACCTTTAGCGTTACCTTTTGCCTTAGCTGCATTGGTAGCAGCCTTTTCACTAGCACTTAGAGCATCCCATGCTTTATCTGGTAGATACCTTTTCTTACCTTTAGAAGGAGTTCCATCTGAAGTTCTCCACTTCTGCTCACCCCACTTCTTAAGAGACTTCTGTGGTGCCTTCATGATGTGTAGCCCCCACCCTTTTCTTTATATTGCTTAGCTACCATCTGAGCTTTACGAGCAGACCACTCATTAGGCTTACCACCCTTAGACCCTGCTTTAATCTGCTGTACAAGTTTTCTTCTCATGCCAGGCTTAGTGTAGTTACCTGCAGCATTAATGGTATCCCCACCTTTAGAATACCCAGAGGCTTTAATAGCCCTGCCTTGCTTTTCAGCAGCAGCCTTGGTCTTGTAGACTTTACCAGTCTTACCCCAGCGATAGCCACCCTTTACTTTCTGCACAGGCATTACATTCACCACTTCACTTTATCTGCCCAGTATGCTGCTGACATCTTTCCTTTAGATATATTCTTAGCATGGCGAGCCTTAAAAGACTTGCGCCTAGCTTTTTGTTTGGCTGTAGAGGGAGACTTTCCTGCTCCACTAACACCCTGCTGACCAAAGCGGATAACCTTTTCTTTGCCATTAGCACAAGCCTTAACTACGTGGGACTTAGTTTTATGCTTAGGAGTACGCTTAGGTGTATTACAAGCCATGCTCTTCTTGGATACAGGTTTAGCCATACTCTCGTTCTCGCTCTGGGTCTAACACTTCGTGACTCTCTAAGTAACCCTCAAGGTACATAGCACGTTCTACATGATCTAAAGTGTACCTCACACCAGTAGCAGCCTCTATAGCCGCACGAACATAGAACACATCACTCTTAGGGATATGTATTTTGTACACAGCAGAAGGGTTGTTATCTAATAAGGCTGTATAAAACTCACCAATAACATCTTCATCTGCATATTGTTTTACAGATTTATACATAAATGTCAATACTTTTTTTAAGAAGGGAGGATATACTATGTGAAACACAAGGTGGAGAGAGGGAGACAACGGAGACACGAGAACCCTATGTCTCACATAGTATGTACATATATTAACATACTACAAATAGAATGTCAAGTCTTTTTATAGTGTAACACTATAGTGTAACAGTAATAGTTATAACTTACTTTATGTTTATATTTATTATATGTAATTACATAGAACATATTTAACTCTTACTGTAACACTATAGTGTAACACTATAGACTGCTACTGCTACGCAGTTATACATAAATATCACAGCTTGTCAAGGGTATAATTTGTATTTATATACTTAATAGCTTGTAATACTTTACTTTAGTATGTAATATGTAGGTTTACCAAGTACAAAAAACCCCGTGTGTGTATTTGTGTGTATATACGTAACGTACACCGGGGGTGTGGCCCTCGCAGGGTGGGGTGTTCCTTCTCTTTTTGTTCGCTTTTTTCTGCTTTAGGTTGTGTTCAGCAAACGCTGCCCGGCCTTAGCGTGTATTTTATTGCGTATTCATTATGTAATACACTGTTTTTATTACACTTTTATACTGTTATATAATCAGTTTTACCGTATTGATTAGGAAAAAACATACCCCTCGGACAAACTGGTTAGTTTTTACCTAACGGATGCACAAAACCAGCTACACATTATAATATACAAAATAGCCTATCCTTTTGGACTAACTAAACCTATCCTTTTTTTTCTCTTGAGGTTTTGTTTTGGCTGTGCTTATCTGTATCCATCGAAAGCGACAAGAAACAAAACGCAAGCAACGTAGGTTCTTCAAAGTGTTTCAGCGTCCTAAGCGATCAGCACTCTTGAAAGAGACTTGCACAAACTAAGACTAAAAAAGACTTGACTACCTAGACGACCAAATGTAAGACTAAAGACACAGAGCAAAAGATTACTGCATGGCTCTTAAAATATAGTGGTAACAAAACTAAAGACTTTCTGTTGGCCTGGATTTCCAGTACAATAGAGTTATGCCCTAGACAGGTGGATTCCTGTCCTGCGACAAAATGATCCGTGTAATGAGCGGAATAGCTGTCTGATGGAAGTGACGCAGAATAGCAGCAGCAAGGTTGTGAAAGCCCGACCCGTAGAGCGCAAGGTGTGACAGCCCCGCCACTAGGAAAAGACTGGTGTTTTTTGTGAGGGTACAGCCAGGATAATTGCGGCCAACCGCAACTTGTGCTTGACACATGGTCAAGGCTGTGCCTTACTGAGCACATCAACAAAATGAGGTGACAGAATGCCGTACAAGGTTACTTACATGTGGGAATTTGACGAAGCTACTATAGCTGAGTTTGATCTAATTGAAGAACGTTATCCAACCGTTTACCTGTGGGACGACAGTGACACAGATTGGGATATAGAAGAGGAGGAGTGACACAATGGGATTTTTCTCTTGGCATACAAACGACACACATGACCCCATATGGAACACATATTCGGGCCATGACACACAGACAGTCTACATGATTGACAACAAGGGCAACACTTGGCGTGAAGACAATTATGAAGGCTACGGTGACTTTGGTGGTAAAGATTACTACGAGTTACTTGCTGAAATGAATGGACTTGACAGTAACAGACAGTTAGGCATAGACTTAAACTTCAATAGGGAAGGCATAGACTTTATAACGCCAAACCTTGTAACTGATCCGAGTGTACCTTGGAAGGATGAACAACCGCTAGACCATGAAGGTCAAGGATATTGGGGGTAAACACATGACACAATACACACGCAACATACTCAAAGTGTACAAACAATGTACAGATGATGAGCTACAACATGGCATGACGTGGTACGCTGAAGCTAAGGACAAGTGCCAACTGATTTCTGACCAGTACGA